GGATCTTCTACTTCTTTCTTGGGTGTATTGAATACAGGAAAGCCATAAGAATCAATGTATCCCTCGTAGTTCCATTCCATAGGTATGAACAAAGAATATAATCCTGAGCGAGTCTGTCCATTGGCATTTCTTTGTGTAACGTCTGAATTGACATAAAGTTTTTTAAAGTTTGCGCCTCCTTTATCAAGTGAATTTGACGTTGACCCCATCATACACTTCCCAATAACTCTACTACCTAATCTAAGGGTGGTTTTCGTAACACGCCAGTTGTTGAGGATGTTGTTGGGCCTTTCCCACTTCCCGCTTTCATCATGGACGAGGAGCCTGAGCTTCTCCCCATCGTAGGCATTATCGCCGGTGTTTTTCCAGTCGATGGTGGTGTCCAAACCGGTAATTTCTTTAATGGCTTGATTGGAATCAAGTTTTCTACGGGTAAATTTGGAGGCAGGGACTCTGTAGGCAAGTTCGGTCTTGGGCCTGTCCATACCGTCCTGTATCGGTTTGAAGAAGAATGGATAGTTAACGGATATTGGTACCACCTTATCTGTGAACATCTTCTTAGCATCGGCACCAGATTTGGACAATATGCCGTACCGTGAATCCGTGGATATTGTAGCAAGGTTGACCGATTCAGCTGAGGACATAAATGAAAAGCCTGATCGGCGGTTTTTAAGATAACACATTCCATAAGACCGTGTGTCTGATTTACAAGCTTCCCAGAAAATGTAGAATAATCTATTTGATTCCCTAAAGTCCGGTTGCCCGACGTCAATTTTACTCCACTGCAGGTACATATAATTAGTGCCAGTAATGTAAGTAGGAACACCTTTGCTAGTGAACCAAAAACCTTCTTCACGCCTTGTAAATTCTTTGTCAATATAGTCATACCATTTTTCTTTAAAGTCTAACGGGTATTCTTCCCAGTCAAACACAGATTTAATTCTATTTAATTCTTTTGGGTATGGTGTATAAGTCCACTTATCTTTTTCAAATTCAACAACATCTTTAACTTTAGGCAAAGCTATTTTAAGGTTTTGTATTTCATAAACCTCGCCTATTTCACCTGTTTTGCTTATAACTATTAAATCATGTTCTTTGTTATAACCATAATCCCATTTTTTATACCTATTCATTCTGTTAAGAACTTTAGGTTTTATGTAGTCTTTTAAGACTTTATATAAAGTTTGCTTATACATTTTTAGATCTTCCTTCTGCAAAACCTTTAAAAGATTTTTCTTCTTTTACTTCTTTAGGTTTTTCATTTAACAAAGCTTCTTCAGCTTCTAATCTACTTAGTATTTCAAACGCATCAAATATAGCTAGCTTTTTTGTAGCTGCAGCATTTTTTAATCTATCAGCTGTGATATCGTCTCCTGAATCAACAATGGCTTCTTTAGCTACTTTGATTAGTTCCTCAACTGCGACTTGCCCAGCTTGGATTATATTCAACTTCGTTTCCTTGGTATTCATATTTAATTACAATATCATTAGATTTCATACAATATAAACGCTTGCCATCAACTAAAAATTCCCATTCACCGTTAGGCGTATAACCTACAAGGTCTCCTGGGCTAATATCAAGTGCTTTTAAGGAGCTATTGCCGTATTTTAATATACCAATAAGGCTTTGCTCTTTATCTAGCGTTAAAGACTGATTGTCTTTTATTGGGGTTATAAAGCAGCGGTCACCAAATGAATGCCAACCTTCTTTATTTTTATATAGATAGATTTGATCTATAGCGCAAAAATGTAAATTATCTTTAAACCAAGATCTGCTTTTCTTTTTCTTTCCTTTCATGTCATAGAATACTCTAAACACGTTTTGGTGTATAACAATTATATCACCTATTTCAATACCCGTATTAAATGCCTTGGGTGTCTCTAAAACTTTAGCTAATCTATTTACAAATTTAAAATCCTCTATCTTTGTATTTACAATTAACTCTTTATCTCCAACCTTGACTTTATTACTGTATTTATCGCCTAAAGGCTCAACAATAAAATCGTAAAGACTTCTCATCAATATTCTAAATCGTATTCAACGGATATTGCCATGTTAGAATTAAATTTTTTCCATGGCATTACCTCGTTGTTTTTCTTTATGTGAATATTGTAAGAACTATCAGATTCGTCTAAAAGTATATGTGAAATTTCGTGACCCCCATATACTTGTTGACCTACAGAATAGTGCATAGCATCATTTTTGTAATCCGAACCAATACTTATTTTTCTTACAATTGAAGACATTACTTAGCTACTTTAAGGTTATCTTCATCTTCAGTTTTAG